TACTTCAGGTATTACAATCTGGCAAATGCTGAGGCGATTACTCTATCGGGACAGGTAAGCATCCGATGGATTGAAAATAGAATGAATGCTTACCTTAACAAAATACTAAAGACTGAAGATGTTGACTACGTTATTGCTGCTGATACTGATTCCATCTATCTCAATCTGGGTCCTTTTGTACACGAGGTATTCAAGGGCAGAGAGGCGAGCGATGAGAGTATTGTTGGGTTCCTTGACAAGGTGTGTCAAGTGGAATTTGAGAAGTATATTGGAAATTCTTATGAAGCGTTGGCGTCCTATGTGAATGCCTACGACCAGAAGATGTTTATGAAGCGAGAGAATATCGCTAACAAAGGCATCTGGACTGCTAAGAAACGATATATCCTCAATGTGTTTGACTCTGAGGGTGTCCGATACAAGACTCCCAAACTCAAGATCAACGGCATTGAAGCAGTCAAGTCTTCCACCCCTGCACCTTGTCGCACTGCCATTAAGGATGCTCTAAAGGTCATCATGAATGGCACAGAAGATGAGTTGCAGAAGTTTATCGCTAACTTCCGTGAGAAGTTTGAGGCGATGCCTGTGGAGGACATTGCATTCCCCCGTGGATGTAACAACGTGGCAAAGAATTCGTCACCTGCTACCATCTATGGCAAGGGATGCCCTATGCATGTGCGTGGAGCACTGCTGTATAACTTCTATATCAAGAAGAGAAAACTCACTCACAAGTATCCCATCATCCAAGAGGGTGAGAAGATTAAATATGTGATGCTGAGGACACCAAACAAGATCAACGAGAATGTGATCTCATTTTTCCAGACTCTCCCAACCGAGTTTGGACTTGACAAAAGTATTGACTATGACCTACAGTTTAAGAAGAGTTTCCTTGATCCTTTGACTGTAATTCTAGACACTATTGGTTGGAAACCTGAAAAAGTAAACACCTTGGAGGCATTGTGGTCGTGAATTTTCTTTCCGATATCGTAAAGGAGATCGATAATGAATACGCTGGTCTGGTTTCAGACGGAGTTGCAGCAGGTGACACCGCTGCTTATATCGATACTGGTAGTTGTATTTTCAACGCACTGGTATCTGGATCAATCTATGGTGGCATCCCGTCCAATAAGATTACAGCTCTGGCTGGCGAGTCTTCAACTGGTAAGACTTTCTATTGTCTTGGTATTGTCAAGCATTTTCTTGAGATGGATCCTGACGCTGGTGTGATCTACTTTGAGTCGGAGTCTGCTATCAGCAAGAGCATGATCGAGTCTCGCAAGATTGATTCAAATCGTATGGTGATTGTCCCTGTCACTACGGTGCAGGAGTTTAGGCAACAGGCAATCAAGATCCTGGACAAATACTTAAGTATGCCTGAGGAGTCTCGCCAACCTATGATGTTTGTGTTAGACTCACTAGGGATGCTTTCAACCTCTAAGGAGATTGAGGACACCGAGGCGGGTAAAGAGACTCGCGATATGTCACGGGCGCAGGTAGTTAAGTCTATCTTCCGTGTGCTCACTCTCAAACTGGGTAAAGCAAACGTGCCCATGATCGTTACTAACCACACTTACGATGTTATTGGATCTTATGTCCCTACAAAGGAAATGGGTGGAGGCAGTGGACTCAAGTATGCTGCATCTACAATCATCTATCTCTCAAAGAAAAAAGAGAAGGATGGCAAGGAAGTTATTGGAAACATTATCAAAGCAAAGACTGCTAAGTCGCGTCTGAGTAAGGAGAATTCTGAAGTTGAAACCAGACTTTATTACGATGAGCGTGGACTTGACCGCTATTACGGACTACTGGAATTGGGTGAGAAGTACGGAGTCTTCCAACGGGTCGGCAATCGCATCAAGGTTGGTGAATCTTCTGTTTATCCTAAGTCTATTCTCGCTGATCCCGAGAAATACTTCACCCCCGAAGTGATGATGAAACTGGACAAAGCAGCGGAGCAGGAGTTTTCTTATGGATCATAAGGAATGGATCAGGGTCTATCCCAAGGCACTGGATCCAAACGTATGTAAGAATGCTCTCCTCAAAGCAGACACCTGTGACAAAATCATGCGGTGGGATGAGGGTGTGCCACAGTACAACATCATCAATGTTTCATTCCTTGCTGACCAGGGAGACCATGAGTGGAATGCAATTCAACAACAGGTCGTCCCTATCATTCAGTGGTCTGCTCATGAATACATGAAGGCAATGGATTGCGAGAAGTTTTGGGCATCCAAAAATAATCTTGAGCAAATCAAATTGAATAAATACAACGTTGATACTGGAGATAACTTCGGTCTCCACATTGACGTTGGTGATGCCGACTCTGCTAAGAGATTCCTGGCATACAAGATCTTTCTCAACGATGTTGAGGAGGGTGGCGAGATGGAATTCCCTCAAGTCGGACTCAAGATTAAACCACAGCAAGGTGATGTGGTAATATATCCACCTGGATGGACGTATCCCTATTCGGACAACGCTCCTATCAGTAATGACAAGTATGAATTGACCACCTATTTACATTATCAATGAGTCTTAAGATCGAAGAGATTGCACTCAGTAAACTTATCCTAGAGGAAGATTACTGTCGAAAGGTTTTGCCTTTCATTAAGGATGAATACTTCGACATGTTTACTAACCGTGTCCTGTTTGAAACCATTCAGGAATATATCGGTGAGTATGATGTGTCACCTGAGCCTAATGCTCTGAAGATTGAGATTGAAAAGCGACGTGACATCACGGAAGAGTCATACAAGGAGATTGAAACCTTCCTTGATAACCTAGATCGTGATCATTACAACGAAGATTGGTTGATGGAGACCACTGAGAAGTGGTGTAAGGAGAGGGCAGTCTACCTCGCTCTGATGGAGTCGGTGAAGATTGCTGATGGACAAGATAAGACAAGGACAAAGGACGCTATCCCCAGCATTATGTCTGAGGCATTGGGCGTTTGTTTTGATGACCATGTAGGTCACGATTATATTTCAGATGCAGAAGCACGTTACGATTTTTACCACAGAAAAGAGGAGAAGATTCCCTTTGACATCGACTATTTTAACAAAATTACAAAAGGTGGTCTACCTAACAAGACTCTCAATATCGCCCTTGCTGGCACGGGCGTCGGGAAGTCTCTATTCATGTGCCACTGCGCTAGTGCCTCGCTCCTACAGGGGCGCAACGTACTCTACATTACACTTGAAATGGCAGAGGAAAAGATTGCTGAGCGAATTGACGCAAACCTCCTCGACATCCCGATCCAACAACTGACGGATCCTATGCTGACCAAAGAGAGATACACTCGTAAGGTGGAATCTCTCAAGCAGAAGACCACAGGTCGTCTGGTTATCAAGGAATATCCCACAGCGTCTGCTCATGTGGGACACTTTGAGGCACTCTTGAATGAGTTGTCTTTGAAGAAAGGATTCCACCCTGACATTGTGTTTGTTGACTACCTGAATATCTGTGCTTCGTCACGATACAAAGGGACCATCGTCAATTCGTATACATATGTTAAGTCTATTGCAGAGGAGTTGAGAGGACTTGCTGGCAAGTTGAATGTCCCTATCGTCTCTGCTACACAAACTACCAGGAGTGGTTATGGAAACTCTGATGTGGATATTACTGATACCAGTGAGTCTTTTGGACTGCCTGCTACTGCTGACCTTATGGTCGCGCTTATATCCACAGAAGAGATGGAGCAACTTGGTCAGATCATGGTCAAGCAACTTAAAAATAGATACAATGATCCCACAGTATTCAAGCGATTCGTTGTAGGGATTGACAGGGCGAAGATGAGGTTGTATGATTGTGACCAGTCCGCCCAGGACAACATCATTGATGCTGGTGACATCAGTGAGGATGCATTCACCGACACTAAAAAAAGTTTTGACGGATTCAAAGTATGAGCGACCCTAACAATTTTACCCAAAGTGGTGACCCTAATTATGAGTTGGAGAATCAGGCAGAGAAAATCTCTGGTGATGCTCAAGAGAAGATTGAAGAAGAGAAGCAACGTGCCCAAGAGGTCGCAGACTCTACTCCCAAGACTCCTGAGGAGATGCTCAACAATGAAGATGTTGTGGCACCCAAGACTAAGAAGAAAGTTGCTGAGAAAAAGAAAGCACAGCAGGAAGCTGCTGCCGCAGGTGCGAAGCAAAAGTTTGAAGTGGATCTTGATCGCTATTGCAGTTTTGTAGATCGCGTCACCTCCAACGCTAGTAAGGACTATGTGTCTTACATCGAGCGTCTGCAGGAGTTGCATAAGCAAGGTTGTAACATCGAGCGTCTTGACACTGCTGCCTCTGGTATCTGTGCTGAGGGTGGTGAGTTTATGGAGATCGTTAAGAAGATCAAATTCCAAGCGAAACCTTGGGATCAGGCAAACAAAGAGCACCTGCAGAAAGAGTTGGGTGACATCATGTGGTATGTTGCCAATGCTGCTATGGCACTGGACATGCGTCTCGATGAGATCATCTACATCAACACTCTGAAACTGGCAGCACGTTACCCTGAGGGTATGTTTGATGCTCACTACAGTGAAAACCGTGCCCCTGGTGATATCTGATGAAGTTTACACAGGAAGATCTCTGGCAACAAATTCAAGACCTGGGATGGGACGTACGTCAAGATGACATCCACATTGAAGTTGGTGGCACCTCAGTCTATATGATTGATGGTGCTGGCACCAAGTGGGCACCTGTCAAAGGCACCCGTAAGTATAATAAGGATGCCTTCATCGTCATTAAGAATCGATCCCGTAACACCTGAATAAATAACTAGGTAGAAGTATTCTGCCTGATGGAAATTTCACAATCAACTGCAAACCTGAATACTGGTAGCAACGATGTAGCAAAATACATACCTTCTATTGTGGAATTGTTTCAAGGAGGTGAGTTTAACGTTGCCTCTACCACAACTTCCTCTAGTGACACGAAGGCACTGGAGGAATTTTTAGTGTTAGCAAAACAGAATAAGAAGAAGCAAGCATGTGCTGTCCCATTCAAAGCAGCGAATGGGAAGATGTATGTCTTCGGTCAGATGAAGAAACCCAAGGTCTCTGCCAACATGGGTGACGTTGCAGAGGGTGTGTTTGCTGCTGCTGTTGCCTCTAGATTCCTGAATAGGAATAGCAAAGTCAACGTAGGTGATGTGTTTAGTTTGCTCCATGCACTACCATCACCCACATCCAGGGCAAAGGGTAAGGTAACAGAGAAAACTTATAAGGCTGACAATAAAGATATTGATGTAAAGGATGATGTCAAGTTGTACATTGCCCTTGCCTCAGCAAACATGTCATTTCTTTTAGATAGTAAGTCTGAGTCTGCACTCAATGAGTATGCCGCTGCTGCTGTGAAGTATGCTAATGATGAGAAGGTAACCAAGTGGGCGAAGTTGGTATATGAGAATGGTAGATACGACAAGATAGAAATCATTGCTGATGGTTTAGGTGGACAGCAGACAACAAAGGTTGATGTCCTAGTAAAGATCACAGATGATAAGAATGTGATGCAGGATGTAGACATCAAAGTATCACTCAAGGCTGGTGATGTTAAACAGTTTGGGCAGCAGGGTGGCACCCTCTTTGAGAAGACTGGTAACAAACCAGGGTATAAAGAATACTGGAATAGACTGTTTGGTATTGATGTATCCTCTAAGAAGACTGAGTATAATAAGTTGAAAGAGATTGAGCATGACACCTTTGGTGCAGTCAACCTGTTGTATGATCATGTTGCTGATGTTGTCCAGAGGAAACTGGATGGTGATGATGCAATGGGAATGATGACTCAGGTTGGTAAGGCGATTGATTACTATGCAACATCAAATGAAGAGCATGTTGAGTTGGTCCAACTGAGTAGAGGTGACGCAAAGATATATTCCTTTGGCAATCTTGCAAACGTGATCACCCAGCAAGAATGGGAGGTTGAATATAAGAAAGGTCAGGGATCTGGTGGTGCCTTACCTATCATCACGATACATAAGAAAGGTGACAGTCAGGCACAACTCTTGATTCTTAGAGTCAAGGTTGAGAATATCAAAGGAGCACCTTACTTCAGAAACTATGTTGAGAAGGGTCGTTACCTAACCAATCTGATCGGTCGCTACGCCAGCGCCTAAAGTGTCCACTCTACCCCTGACACTGCCCTACTCTGCCCTATAATAAGACCATGGCAAAAAACACACACCTAGAGCACCTAGAAGATGACATCTTCAACCAAGGATCTGCTGGCGCTACCAACGCTGTCAGGTTTCTGGAGTCGCTGCGTGACATGCTTACTACAGGTAAGGGTGGCAACAACACCAAGGTGACTGTGAAATGGGACGGTGCTCCTGCTATCATCTGTGGCACTGACCCTAAGAGTGGTGAATTCTTTGTGGGCACCAAGTCAGTCTTCAATAAGAATGAGCCTAAGATTTGTTTCAACGATGAGTTGATTGACTACCACTATCCTAATGGTGCAATCGCTGGCATCCTGAAGCAGTGCCTCAAGGAGTTGAGAAAACTTCCTATCAAGGGTGTTGTGCAGGGTGACCTTCTCTATACCAAGAGACCTAATGTCATCGCCATGCGTGGTCAACCATGCTACCACTTCAAACCTAACACCATCACCTATGTGATTCCCAAGCACTCTGAGTTGGGACTGAAGGTTGCTAAGTCTAAGTTGGGTATCGTGTTTCACACATCTTACAGTGGACCTAGCATCGGTGAGATGGGTGCTGGTTTCGGTGTTGATGTATCTGGTATGCAGGGTGTTAAAGATGTTGCAGTCTTCTCCTCCACCTTCCAGAATACCAATGGCATTGCAAACCTTACGCCAGGTGAGATCAGCAAACTCAATGGCACTATCGGTAAAGCACAGCGCAGTCTTGCTAAGGGTAAGAAGTTTCTAGATGAGATCCAGAAGGCAGGTGGTCCACAGACCTTTGCACCTCCCGCTCTCTTCAAGATCTATTTCAACCAAGTCATTCGTGGTGGTAATGTGCCCTCTGCAGAAGGCATTGCTTCTGGTTATATCAACTTCGTGACCAAGAAATATGATGATGAGATCAAGAAGAAGAAGACTGACAAGTCACAACTAGAGTGGAAGCGCCGTAAGGTAGACGCTCTCGCTTACCTAAATAATAATAAGTCTGTAATGATCCATACATTTACTGGATTCAAAGACCTTATCGCTGCAAAAGAGCAGGTGATAAATAAACTCAAGAAGATTGAAGGCGTGGGTACTTTCTTGGAAGACGAGGGAGGATACCGTGTCACAAGTCCAGAAGGATTTGTAGCAATCATGGATGGACAAGCAATCAAACTTGTTGATCGTCTAGAGTTTTCACGAGCAAACTTCACCGTCGCAAAAGATTGGGGCAAATGAGATTTATTCAATTTATCAGGGAGGCAGCAGAGGCAGCAAAGAAGCCTAAGAAACCTACCACGTCTGCGAAAGGAAGATCCTCAGCAGCAGATAAAAAACTAGAAGACAAGCATGTTGCTATCACCTTCGGTAGGTTTAACCCACCTCATGCTGGTCATGGCAAACTCCTTGATGCAGTGAAGTCACATGGTGGTGACTCAGGTAACTATCGTATCTACCCATCTAGATCTCAGGACCACAAGAAGAATCCACTGTCTGCACAGCAGAAGGTAGATCACATGCGTAAGATGTTTAAGGGGCACAAGGATGCTATCCAAAACAACGAAGCGCATAGAAATATCTTTGACATTCTTCGCGACTTGCATGACGAAGGACATGAGCATGTCACTATGGTTGTCGGTGATGACCGCGTGAAAGAGTTTGAGAAACTCGCCAACAAGTATAATGGTATGCATTATGACTTCAAATCTATTAACATTAAGTCTGCAGGTGCTCGTGCTACTGACAGTGATGACCCTATCGAGAATCTGTCTGCATCAGCAATGCGTAAACATGCCCAAGGAGGAGATCACGACTCATTCCATATTGGGACTGGTGGATACAAGGACTCTAAGAAACTGATGGCAGATGTTATCCAAGGGATGACACCTCCACCTAAGGCGAAGAAAGGTAAGAAGGGTGAGTCGGTCCATGAATCTGTCTGGACATACGCACCTAAACTAGACTTCGATGCCTTCCGTGATTACTATATGCTCAACCAGATCTACAAGGTTGGTGCTATCGTAGAGCATGACGACAGTGGTGTGGTCGGTAAGATCGTCCACCGTGGTCCTAACTACATCATCATGGAAGATGGTCTCGGTGGTGAGCACCGTGCCTGGTTGCAGCATGTCACAGAGATGACTGATGCTGAGACACAGGCAGTTGCTGCTGACACTACTAAAGATCAAAGCAACTACAGTGCCGATGATGGCAGTGGTAACACCTGGAAAGCAGGGACTGACCGCTACCGTGAAGCACTACAGAATATGACTCCTGGTCAGAAGCCTATTAAATTCTCAGAGTTTAACGCTTCGATTAGAAAAACTGCTGAAACTAAATAGTAATACGAAATTCATTTCGGTTTAGAAACATGACGT